GTCTTCGTAGTGCATTTTGGGCTCATTGGGATGACTAACTTCGTGTGGTACTAGGCCGCGATGGTGTCGATATGTAAACCCTAGCTCACGACGCATCCGCGGCCTAATGGCCATGCCCATGCCAAAGTCTCGAAGAATCATAGCATAGATGTCTGACCACTCTCCCGGACGGTGGAAGATGATTAGATTCTTTTTTACTGTGACTTTGGATGACATAAGCAAAACCAACTTAGCGTTTTATCGTCTGCAACGTAGATTCGATAGTCACCGTACTTAACGCAGTACGCCCATATAGGATTGATGTCGCTGTCTTGATATGCTTCTTTGTTATATCTCTTGTTTTCTTTCATTTGCTTGCGGGTTTCGACATCTTGACTCCAGCCAAATTGCTCGTTAAACCAACGACGACTGCGGTCAAAGTCCAACACGCCAGTGCCAACTGATGTAACCTTTGAAAACTCAATAAGGTAAGTGTATCCGTATCGGGTATACCTACCATCCATCTTTGTGATTTTATATTTCATCTATAGCTACTCCGTTGCAACCAATATGGCTTGTTGAGTCGATAATGGTCAATAAACACTTTTTCGTATTCACTCCACTCGCAACACCCCCACTCGCCACGTTCCATGCGATTAGTGTTGGTTAACACAGCCCAAGATAGTTTTTTGTTATGTCCTTTTACTTGTGCTCGAGCTTTTGACTCAGTGTCGTAATATCTCAACATCTCGCCATCTTTTTTGCAAAAAACAACCCAGCCCATGCAAGTTTCCTTAAAAATAAAAAAGGGCTGTGTGCCACAGCCCATGTAAAGTGGCACACAGCCTACACCTTAGGCTGATGCAGCCAAGATGTACTTACCAAAACGTTGGTGGAACTCGTCGAAGTTCTTCAACTTAGTTGGCAAGAACGGTAAGTCGTATGTGGTAAGCGCAATACGCGAACCCATCACAGTCAACTCAGTTTCAAAGTTCTTCATCATGTAAGCCAGGAAGTTGTCTGCCATTTCGTGGAACTCTTTCTGATCCACTTTGTTTTCAACAGCAGCCTTGAGCTCGTAGCACATACTAATCACCAACGAGTACATAGCTGACACTTCTTTGACCTGCAAGTCCTTGACCTTGCCTTTCAAGATGTCTGCAGGGTTTGGCATGCGACTTGCAACCTTGCGGTGGCTCATAAACTTCACAGCCAAGCCTTCGCCAACAGTACCAGCAACCAAGTTAGTCATGGTCTCGTCGTCCACGCCGTCGTTCAACAGCTGGCTCACAAAGCTCCACGAGCGTGGTGTAGCAAATGCACGGCTTGCCGACTTAGCATCAAAGTCGTATAAGTCTTGCTTGGCAAAACTCAAGTAACCAACCACGTCCTTGTGGATCTTGTTCATCACAGCCCACTCTTGCCAGCTAGCAAAGTCCACCTTCATCTCTTGGTGAATAAAGCGGTTTGCCAGCGGAGTTGGCATGCGATAAGTAACGCCTTTGTCGCTTTCACGGTTACCTGCGGCAACCATAACAACATTGTCAGGCAACACATACTTGCCAACACGACGATTCAAAATCAGCTGATCAGCCGCGGACTGAACACTTGCTGGAGCAGAGTTCATTTCGTCCAAAAACAACACCACCACAGGATACTTTGCGGCAGTTTCTGCGTCAGGCAAGTCACCTGGTGCCGCATACTCCATGGTATTTGTTTCTTTGTTATAAAACGGAATACCACGAATGTCTGTGGGTTCCATTTGACCCAAACGCAAGTCGATCATCAAGCCACCAAGTTCTTTGGTAATGCCTTCGACAAGTTCGGATTTACCAATACCAGGAGGACCCCACAAGAACAAGGGACGCTTGACGCGGAATGCTTCGAGCAGGGATTTGCGAGCTTGGGTCGCGGTAACTGTGCGTGAATCTGACATGGGCTTTTCCTTTCGGGTTAAAAATTTGTTAAGTCGTTATTGTAGCAAAATACAATTTATTGGTCAACTGAGTTTTCTACGGTGTTGTTTTCTTGCACTTCGTAGATCCAGCTAATGGGAATCTCAAGAGCATAAGCGATATCTACAGGTTCTTCGCCACGCTCTAAGCGTTCTCGAATCATTGCATCTAGTTCACTCATTTTGCTCATTGCAGTTCCTTTGCTGTCTAAGTGCTTCTATTGTAGCAAAACACGAATTATTGGTCAAAGAAAAACCCTACACTGTGTAGGGTTTAAAACTAATACTTTTGTTTACAGGGGTTTAGTTTTTAACTTAGAATCAACCAACATTGAAATCTTCTCCACAGTGTTAGCCTCCTGATATTCCGATTCTTCAATTTGGATTCTGAATGTTTTCTCCACCGCCATTACAATTTCCACCAAATCAAGACTGTCGGCCTTGAGTTCTTCAACCAACCGATCATTGTTGGAAATGCTATCAGCATCAATGCCAAATTGTTTGGCCAGCAAGTCTTTGAGTTTTTGTTCAATCATTTTATCTCCGTGTACTGACTTGACACTCTGCGAGTGTTTTCGCCGGTTAATGAAACTACTTCGTTGGGCACTGTGCCTCGATGTAGTGTTATGCCTTCGTGTATAAATGTTCCATTGCTGATAACTGCATCGCCTTTGAGAAGTTTGCTAGCAATGCTTACATATACATCAGAGCCGATTTGTGTACTGCCAGTCATGCTGACATGACGCTGAACCACAGAGTTATGTCCCACAGTGCTGTGATGTCCAACTCCAGTATAAGCATATACACTAGAAAAATCGCACAGGTTAGCAAACGCCTCAACTAATACAAAACAGTCTACATAAACATTTCGGCCCAGTATTGCATGTGGTGAAACTTCAGCTCTACTGTTAATCAAACTGATACATTCAAGTTGATGTTTGTTGATCAGATCGATTATTTGCTTACGCTTTTGACGATTACGTGTTGTAACAGAGTCAGTCATTGGCATCCAATTGGTAGCGCAGAAAAAATTGTGATTTGTTTTGAAGATTTCTAATTTTTCTGGATTATCAAAATCTTCAAAACTACCAATTACTGGTATACCACAAACGTCTTCGGTGTTTCCATAGTAGTCACTGTCAATGATACCTGTAACTGCAATACCATGCTCTGTACAAACTTGAGTAAATTTGTACAGATTGGAGTTGGAGCCTAAAAACACCAAGCCTTTGGTATTGTCATTAATGTGTGGCGGGATCATACTCAGTGTAAGTGCCTTGTTGCTCAAGTTCAAAGAAACGTTTTCGATCTTGATCTACTAGATGCGCAAAGTCATCATGAGTAAACATTTGTCCTTTGTAACGAACATGCGTAGCAGGTGGAAACTCTGGAAAAATTTTATCCAAATATGTTATCACTCGTGCCATGGTACGTTTGTCGCCATCCAGGATGTTGGTTGGTCTAGCATGCAATGTAATCTCTTGGTCCATGAACACAATTTCGCCATCTTTCCAGTTTTGTGTATAGACATATTTGTCATTAAAAACTGCCCGGCGTAACTCTGCCAACACACGATTGCTTTCTTCCATGGTCATACCTACAAATCCATCAAAGCTATGTGTTGGCAACTTCATGCCACTGCGTCCAGTTACAGTTTCCCTGTAAAGCTGTGTTTCTTGTCCATCCAGATGAACCATGTTGTAATGAATCAACAGTGTCTGTGTTTTATTGAGACCCGGAGCCATTACATTGTCTCTCCATCGATGTTTGACATACAGTTCTTTGACCATGCTACGCATGTCGCTACTGAGAGATTCGTAGGCGTCATGTGTGCAAAGAAAGGTAGTTTTGCTGTTTTCAGTATCACTAACACTTTGCAAACCAATAATGCGTTGTGCGTCATCTGTGGCACATTGGTCGCTGTGCCAATCTAATTCACCGTTGGCAAACAATCCCATTGGTCGTTTGCGTTCGTCGTTTTTGTAACTGACCATTGACACTGCGGCCATGTCTTTGGTTTCTTTGTTTACGTACCCTAAATTAAGTAAAATTTCTCGCCAATGGCGACCTTCAAGTTTACCTTCTAAGATGTAATTGTGAATCAACGAGCGGCTAGGTTGTCCCCATTGCGTCATAATCTCAGACAAACGTGGGGTATCAATTCTTTGATCAACGTATACCACACATTGATCTGCAACTAGTCGGCCTAGTTCGATAATTTCTTCATTGCTGTTTAAATCAATGTCATAGACTTCGCAGCCTAGCGAAGAGTCATAATTTTTGAGTGGGCGAGTTTTCATCGTTTTTCTTTAAGTGAATGCTTTGTTGCTTGCAGAAGAACTCTGCTCACGGTCGGCGTTCTGTAATATATTTTACAGTAAAGACATCTCTATGTCAAGCGTCGATTTGAAAATCCGACGTCGGACCCACCCGGCGTTGCAATGATATTTATACCGGTTACGAATCCGGTGCAAGCATTTGGTTCTTGCCGCTCGACGCTGATCGCCTCATTTCACCCGTCCCTAATTTGCTATGTTAAACAGTGAGCAAGGTTGGTCGTACCACCTTTACATTGTAGGACCGTTGCCGTTCCTAAATCCTACTTCGCCGCCTTCTTCAGCAATACGCTTGTAAACGTCTTCTAATAAGATAGGACGGAAATCAGTTTGCTCCACGCAGACGCAATGGTAGCGAACATCGTTTTCCTTGCTGTATAACACAGTGCCTGTCTTGGCGTCGAATCCACGAACTTTCTTAACGCGAGTAGCATGTAAGTGACCGTGAATGTTAGTTCCAAAACGACCAATGCTGGCTTCATGCACAGGAATATGACTCAAGATCATTCCGTTTAATACATGGTATGCACGTAACTCACGGAAGTACTGTCTGTATTCGTCGTCACGGAAGATGTCGTGGTTGCCGCGGATTAAAACCTTGTCGCCGTTTAAGCGAGCTAACGTCTTTAAAGCCTTGCGGTTAATAACTACGTCACCTAAGTGGTAAACCTTGTCTGAAGGACGAACAGTGTCGTTCCAACGCCGAACCATTTCCTCGTCCATCTCATCAGGGTCTGTCCACGGGCGTAACTTGACTTCGGGGTCATCAGGATGTGTAAAGCGGCACACACCGGCATGGCCGAAGTGCGTGTCACTGACTAAAAATACTGCGGGCATAATGCCTCCTTAAAATTCAGTGTTCATCTTACGCCAGGCTTCGTCGTCTGGCTTTTCGTTTTCATCGTAAGTCCAACCCAATTGCTTCATCAACCGGTGCTTGACACGAATGTTTGGAATACGAGTACGCTCTGTATCACCAAAGCCCATCATAACACCAACTTCTGCCACAGCACCTGAACGGCACAAACCAGCCATGCAATGCACAACCACGTTCATGTTGTTGTCCAGAGCATGTTTCAGCAGGCGCACAATCTCTGCGGCTTGCTCATCGCTGATGAGAGCTTCTTCTGGAAAGCGATCGCCATCCTCTGCGTCCAAGAATTCAAAGCGATGTGCTTCTTTGAAGTTGTGTGCAGGAGTAGGCCACCAAGTAGGGCATGGATCCATGATCTGGATCAGCATACTATTCTCGCCAGCATCGTGATGATACCTCATGGGCACATCTGCGGCTGCTACATTTTCAATCCAGGGCATATTATCCTCCATTCAAACTATATTATAGCACAAATGGAGAATTTGGTCAACCATTAGTACCTGTAAGTTTCGGGCTTGTATGGCCCGTCAATTGTAACACTAATGTATGCCGCTTGTTTGGGCGTTAGTGTAGTGAGTTCTGCACCAATTTGGCCCAGGTGCAGTCGGGCAACTTTTTCATCTAGATGCTTGGGCAACAGATACAACTTGCCTGCTTCGTATCGATCAGTGTTGTTGTACAAATCAATTTGTGCCATGACTTGATTGGTAAAACTGTTTGACATAACATAGCTGGGGTGGCCTGTAGCACATCCTAAGTTAACTAGTCGACCTTCGGCTAACAAGATAATTCGCTTGCCATCTGGAAACACAATGTGGTCCACTTGTGGCTTGATGTTTTCCCATACACAGTCCTTGATACCTGCAACGTCAATCTCTGTATCGAAGTGACCGATGTTGCAAACAATAGCATTGTTCTTCATGCGATCCATGTGTGCGCGAGTGATAACATCTACGTTGCCTGTGGCGGTTACAAAGATGTCGCATTTGTCTGCGGCATAGTCCATTGTGACAACACGAAAGCCTTCCATGGCAGCTTGTAACGCACAGATGGGATCAACTTCAGTAACCCAAACCTGCGCACTCAATGCACGTAGAGCTTGTGCAGACCCTTTGCCTACATCTCCATAGCCAGCTACTACAGCAACTTTGCCAGCAATCATAACGTCAGTGGCACGTTTAATTGCATCAACTAAACTTTCACGGCAACCATACAAGTTATCAAACTTTGACTTGGTTACTGAGTCGTTTACATTGATAGCAGGCATTAGCAATGTACCAGCAGCAATGCGTTCCAATAACTTGTGAATGCCTGTTGTAGTTTCTTCTGTGACACCTTTGATTCCGGGGATCAGGTCAGGGTGACGGTCATGGATATAACCAGTTAAGTCATGTCCGTCATCCAAGATCATGTTGGGAGTCCAACCATCGGGTCCGCGAACTGTTTGTTCAATACACCACCAGTATTCTTCTTCTGTTTCGCCCTTCCAAGCAAACACCGGAATACCTTTTACAGCCAGTGCCGCAGCAGCTTGATCTTGTGTTGAAAAGATGTTGCATGAGCTCCAGCGCACACTTGCGCCCAACTCAATTAAAGTTTCAATCAACACAGCAGTTTGAATAGTCATGTGCAGTGAGCCAACTATTCTAGCACCAGCAAGTGGTTTTTGTCCAGCATATTCACGACGAATGGCCATAAGGCCAGGCATCTCGTGTTCTGCAATCGCAATTTCTTTTTGTCCCCATTCAGCAAGGCTGATATCTGCTACTTTGTAATCCATGTTGTACCTTAAATTTTATTATGATTCATAACGTCGTCGACGACGTGGTTCTAATTCTTGTTCTTTGTAAAGATAATCTCGAGTGACTTTGCCTGCTTCGATTTCTAATAGAGCAGTGACAGTGGCGTTGTGCTCAGATTCAACTCTTGGTATATCGCCGCGATGTAGTTCACGAATGCGTCTAGCACCCACTAAAATTAAATCATAACGATTGCCGATAGCATCCACTGCAGCGTTGCTAGTCAGTCCAGCTGTGGTGTCTTTAATGTATTTTTTCATTCGTCGTCCTTGAGTCCATTTGAGTGTCTGTCTGTTTTGTGATCTAAATCTTGAAACAATCGTTTTTCTTGTGCTGTCAGCTTGTCCTTGTGTGTCTTACGAGGATTACCGCACAAGAAACAATTTGGATTGCCACAATCCATGGCATGATGTTTTGCTAACCTGTGCGGTTGTCGTATATTTGCTTGATTGTATGTGCCATGTGATTTGGCAATTTTTACTTGCCGGGCAATGGCTACGTCAGTTTTGTGACGGCGCCGTGAGTTAATATACTTTGCCAAATCATTACTCATATAACCTCTTTATTTTTTAGTACCAACCACTTCGATCTCAACGCGGCGGTTCTTAGCGCGACCTTCTTTGGTCTTGTTGTCAGCCACTGGCTGCTTCTCGCCTTTGCCTTCTGTGTAAATACGGTTTTTCTCGATGCCCTTGGTCACCAAGTAAGCCTTCACAGACTCAGCACGTCTAACACTTAGACGTTGATTGTATTCGTCAGTGCCAACCCAGTCAGTGTGCCCGATAACAATAACAACTTCTAATTTGATATTGTTAATTTTAGCAACCAATTCGTCCAATTTGGCTTTGCCAGCAGGTTTGACTACACTTTTGTCAAAATCAAAAAATGCATCAGCAGCCAAATTTACTTTGACCACTTCTGGTTTTGGTGCTTCTTTGGGCACAGCAGTGATAGTCACAGTCACACGCTCTGGGGCCTTTATAGCACCATCGCAGTCAGGGTGTGCAGTGGCAGGAGTCCAGTTAGCATCACGCCAGCAAAGACCAGTGCTGTTTTTCCAAGGTTGTCCACTGGCACTACGCCAGTTATCTACAGTTTGTGCGTTTACAAAGCCCGCACTCAAGGCCATGATTAAAATTGCAATATTTTTCATAATAACATTATATATCCAAAACAAAAGGCCCGTCAAGGCCTTTTGATAAAGTTGCTGGTTACGAGTTCCAGCGACACCCTATCTTGTGTCCGGTTTATTTGATCTGACTCCAAACTCGTTCACGAATTTGCTTTGTAAGACTGTCAGGTAAATGAACATAGTCTAGTTCTTCACTCATCTTGCGCCCATTCTTAAATGCCCAGTCAAAAAACTTCAACACCGCTTGGCTTTGTTCTTTGTTGTCAGGATTACGGTACATGATAATGAAACTGGCCGAACTAACTGGCCATGCGTTGGCATTCTTTTGATCTACAATGCTTAGGCCCATGCCAGGAACTGAGAACCAATCAGCACCATCTGCCGCAGCTTGGAATGTTAAATCATCTGGACTAACATATTTGCCTGCACGGTTCTGCAACTGTAGAAATGTCATGTTGTTTTTCTTAACATAAGCATACTCTACATAACCGATTGATCCTTTGATACGATTCACATTGGCAGCAACACCTTCGTTGCCTTTGCCACCTACTGAGCTGGCAGCTGGCCACTTGACTGCGGCACCTTTGCCTACCTTATCGTTAAACTCTTTGCTTACTGTGCTTAGATAGTCTGTCCAGTTGAATGTTGTACCTGATCCATCTGCACGATGTACCACGGTGATGGGCTCATCTGGCAGCTTCTTGCCTGGGTTCAATGCTGTTAACTTGGGATCATTCCACTTCACAATGTTGCCCAAGAACACATCCGCCAGCACCGGGCCAGTGATGCGTAGTTCTCCTGGCTTGAACCCATCCAAGTTTACAACAGGAACTGTGCCACCGATGATTGCTGGAAACTGCACTTGACCATTCTTGTCTAAATTCTCGCCTGACACTGGTGCATCACTTGCACCGAAAGCTACAGTCTTTGCGTTGATTTGGCGAATACCGCCTGATGAGCCAATTGACTGATAGTTAAGTCCAACGCCTGTTTCTTTCTTGTAGGCTTCAGCCCACTTAGCGTAGACGGGATATGGAAAAGTGGCACCAGCACCAGTAATGTCTGCTGAATGTGCCACTAGTGCAATTGAGGCTAACAATGTAGCAATAAGTTTCTTCATAAAGTCTCCTTTGTTTAGAAACTTATTTAGGCTAAATCATGTTACAATTTTGTTACAACCAAGTTCGTAGCAAAGGTTCCTTGTAGATCATTTGGGCACCTACTACAGCCAATACTGCGGATCCAATGTAAACTGCACGTGGCCAACGCTCTAATATACGATTGACCATGGTGGAACCAAACAAGATGATTGGAACAGAAATCAGTAAACCAAAGATTATAACCCACCAATTGCCATTGGCTGCGGCTGCGATGCCTAGTGCATTGTCAATGCCCATTACAGCATCTGCCATGAGGATTGTACCTATAGCCGACCAGAATGTGTCTGCGGTGTGATCAGTGTGTTCTTCTTCGTCCGCAAACGCCAGTTTCCAAGCAATGTAGAACAAGGCCAAACCGCCTACCAATCGCAGTCCAGGAACGGTCAGCAACCATGTGAGCACAGCCACGCTGGCAAAACGTATGCCAATAGCACCCACAGTGCCCCAGATAATGGCTCTACGACGCAAGTGAGGTGGTAGCTTGTTTGCAACCATGCCTATGATCAAGGCATTGTCGCCTGCTAAAACTATGTCAATTAAGATAACGGCCAAAATAGCCCATGCAGATGCGAGAATTAACTCCATGAGAGTCTCCTTTTAAGAATTGGTCTTGCCAAGGACCCATTCCCCCTAGAACCGAGTGTGTTCTGCGACACACTGTATTGACGACGCTAGGACCTACATTGTAGGCAGGCTACTCCCCATGAAGTATTTATATCAACTGTTTAAAACACGAGCCACCGAAGTGACAACAGCAGCAATACGACCGATGTCACGCAACTGTTCCATAGAGTAACCCTCCGCCTTCAGTGTCTCATAGTGTGCTTTGACACAGAAATGACACTTACCAACAATACTTGCAGCAAGGCTGTATGCTTCAAAACGAGCCTTTGTAGTACCACCGTGGCTTGCAATAGCATTCATACGCAACTGTGCTGGCAAACCTGTAAGGAGTTGGTCATCTGCCATTTCAACATAGGGATACCAAATGTTGTTTTGTGCCATGATCGAGCCAGCTGTCAACGCCGCATCACGCTCTTTTGCATCAGCAATTCCACTAGAGATAAAAGTCACTAGCTTGCCGTTGCCTGTTGCAAAGGCCGCAGCCAATGCAATTGCTTCTGCTTCTTCTGGTGCCAAGGCACTGCGTTTGATCACAGCGTCCAAGTTTAACTTGGTGTCCTTGGCATACTCAGGAAGCCCTTCTTTTAATTGATCTACCCATTGTGTCATTTTATGCTCCTATTGATATACTAACGACAATAATAATTGCCAGGGCAACTAGTGCCCAATTAAAAATGCTGTCAGCTGTTTTTTTAATTTCAACGTCTGAAGTATCAGCACTGGTTGCTTTTTTTCTGTTTTTCTTCAGCAAACTTTGTATTAATACTGGTTTCATTTTAATATCTCCCTGATGCTAATACGATTTGGCAAATATGTTCCAATCGTTCAATGTGCTCAAATGCACGCCATGGACTGGTATCAATGGCGACTACGCCGTGGCCTTTGATACCTACTATATCATAGTAAATGTTGCCATAATTATCTAACTGCAAATTATGATGGCATTGATCAGCCAGTTCTTGACTGATAGGTGGTACATCGCCTACGTTGGGTGCTACTCGTGTGTATCGACTGAGTTCTGGGAACTCATTTACAACAGTGCTAAGATCAATTCCTGCATGCATAGCTGCAACACAGTATGTTGGATGCAGGTGCATTACTACTCGCACATCGTTGCTGTGCTGACCCATATTTTTTTGTAACCCAAAGTGTAATGGTATCTCTCCACTGGGCTTTAAATTCTTACTGATATCAGTGTAGTATTCTTCAGCCCACATTAGGCTGCTAACAATTCTAATCTTTTTAAATTGATCAGGTTGCATAGTTTGCTTACGGACGCCACTGGGTGTGATG